ATACAATAGTCCTGATGGCAGATAAGACTCAAATACAAATCAATATTCCAGAAGCTTTTCAAGAGCTATTTATTCCTGCTCGTTATAAGTCTTTTTATGGAGGCAGGGGAGGGGCTAAATCATATGCATTTGCAGATGCTTTAATTTTATTATCCGCCCAAAGACCTCTTCGCATATTGTGCGCCAGAGAACTTCAATCTTCTATACGAGAATCTGTTCATCAATTACTTGAAACAAGAATTAATAAGCTGGGTGTTCGAGAACTGTTTGATGTTCAAAAGTCTACCATTCTTGGTAATAATGGAACAGAATTTATCTTCAAAGGTATTCGCTTCAATATTTCTGAAATAAAGTCAATGGAAGGAATTGATATCTGCTGGGTAGAAGAAGCCCAGAATGTAAGTAAGTCCAGTTGGGAAATATTAAATCCAACCATTAGAACTGGAGAGCATTTAGAAAATTCAGAAATATGGTTATCATGGAATGTAGGAACAGAAGAAGATGCCACTTATCAACGATTCGTAACAAACCCGCCACCCGATTGTATTTCCCGATTAGTTAATTATCCAGATAATCCATTCTTTCCCGAAGTGTTAAGAAAGGAAATGGAATGGTGCAAGCAGGTTGATTATCAAGCCTATCTAAATATATGGGAAGGCCAACCAAAGAAAATCAGCGATGCTGTTATTTTTAAAGATAAATACATTGTTGAAGATTTTGAAACATTACCGTCTGCTAAGTTTAGATTCGGGGCAGACTGGGGATTTGCAGAAGACCCCACAGTATTAGTTCGGTTCTATATATATAATAATGAATTGTGGATAGACCAAGAGATATACGGTTTTGGTATAGAAATAGACGATATTCCTGCATTGTTTGAAACATTAGAAGGAAGCAGAAACCATAAGATTATTGCAGACAGCGCAAGACCAGAAACAATAAGCTATGTTAGAAGGCAGAAATTCAATATCGTAGCGTGTAAGAAGCAGCAAGCAGGAACAAAGGAAGGCTTTATACAAGATGGAATTTCTTTTATGAAGCAGTTCCGTAAAATTCATATTCACACACGGTGTAAGCGTATTGCAGACGAGTTTGCCCATTACAGTTATAAAGTTGATGACAAAATTGTAGACGAAAATGGAAAACCAAAGATTCTTCCAATTATTGTCGATAAGTTTAATCACGGCATAGATTCTATTCGGTACGGATTGGAAGATTTAATATTTGGCAAAACAAGCTTCTCATCATTCTTAGGAGAATAGATTGGCAACTAAAAAAGGTCAAGTAATTAAGAGAAAGAGTGAAAGGTTATCTAAAACAGAAAGGCAATGTACATGGGTAGGAGAAGAAACAGGAGAAAGATGTAAAGAAAAAGCAATTGGTCATTTCTTTTGTGCGTATCATTTTAAAATGGCTTCTGAGATAGAAGAGAACACAGCAGTCTATTCAACAAGCGATGTTATTAAAGAAGCAATTAAAGATGAGCCAAAGATTTCAGATAAGATGACAACAGGTTTTAGATCAAAATTTTACAACATATAAGGAGCAATTAAATGATCAGCAAAAATGTTACCATAAAAGATGGAAGATTTGTTTCTAAAGCAAAAGTTACAGATACAATTTATAAAGGATTCATGCTGTATAAAGCAGGAACAAGTGAATTTGAAGCAAAGAGCAATATTGATGTCACAACATATAATGGTTCTCTTGATGACGTTAAACGCCAGATAGATAAATACTGGGAAAAGAAAGATGCTGAAGAAGTATTGAAAGCTCAGAATAAGGATGAAGATGGATATACTACCATTACCGTTGTTGTTAAAGATCAAGATAGTGCATTATTTAATTGCATACAGAAAATAAAGAAGCTTGCTGACCCTGGTCATTCGTTTGACGGCGTGCTTGATCCTGACGGAGATAATCCTGAGCGGATTGGTTTTGATGGTGATGGATCTTTCTTTATTAAGTCTATTACGAAAACAAATGGAGACGAAACTGAATATGCAGGAGTCGGCAAACACAATGATACTCCTGATGAAGACTTCGATCCAGAGCAATTAGCAATAGGAATAGAAGTAGAGAAAGAACATACAGATAATGAAGATATTGCGAAGGCAATTGCAAAAGACCATTTATCTGAAATGCCAGATTATTATACCAAGCTAAAAACCATAGAGTAATATAGAAAGGAGAAGCAAGGAGGTATGCCAATGGCAAGAACATTATTAAAGCCAACTATCTTTGATAAAAAAGGAGAAGCATATAGAAAAGCCAATAAGGTATTTGCTTCTAAAACAAAAAACAATATTGATCATTCTTTACAGGAATCCGTGTTGGTAGATGATGCTTCTCATAAAATTAAAATTGATATTACCACTGATGACTTTAAAACAAAAGAAGAGATTGAAGAAGCAAAGGATAAAAAGGGATATAAATTTGGTATCGCTATCGAGGAAATAACAAATGGCTGACAGAGGAATTGAAACAGTTAATTTTAATGGAATCAAAATAGAGATAGAGAACCCTATTGGTTCAATCAGAGAAGGCAAGGATGAAAAGGGAAGACCCTGGAAAACTAAGTTCTTTTATCCCTACGGTTATATATGCGGAGTAGAAGGAACTGATGGCGACAGTTTGGATTGCTTTATTGGCCCAAATAATACTTCAAATAAAGTATTTATAATGCATCAGTCAAAGATTGATGGAACATTTGATGAGCACAAGGTTTTGCTTGGGTTCGATTCGTTACAATCAGCAAGAGACGCTTATCTGGCTCATTATTCGACACAGGGCTTTATTGGCCATATAGATGAAATGCCACTATTTGAATTTAAGTCTAGAATCAAAGATTTGATAAGGAGAGGAAATGGAAAGAGTATTTAAAGCACATAAGACATATACAGACCATATGAATAGAATGTTTAAGTTGTATATGACGCAATGGAACCTAATTGGATTAATGATAATGAGACCTTTTATTCAAACAGAAGCTAAGACACTAAGGAATTATCTTAATGTTTTAAAGAAGAGGGTAGATCACTTTGCAGGAGTGCATTATCGTAACCATGGAGACTAAAAAATATTAAAATATTGAAAAAATAGCTTTAAACTTGCGGTAAAACATATAAACTTATAATTAATATAATAATTTTGTCCTCTTAAAGGAATTTGATGTCAAAGCTAAATAGACCCAAATTAACTACTGACCAGAAAACCATGGACAGCTTTGTCAATTTTATGACAAAGATGGGACTTGGTTCCGATAATCAATCAGCATATTCCACTCACAGTTTATATCCTATGATCAGTCGCAACCATGTATTACTGGAAGCGGCTTATCGTGGTTCTTGGATTGTTGGCCAGGTTGTTGATACAGTTGCAGAAGACATGACTCGCGAAGGAATTACAATTAATTCCGATATGCATCCTGATGAAGTCAAAAAGATTCAATCTGCAATGACAAGATTGGCTATTTGGCAGCAGATATGTTTGATTATCAAATGGGCGCGTTTATATGGAGGTGCCATTGGTGTTATCTTAACAGAAGGAGCCAATTACGAGAAGCCAATTAATTATGATGCAATTGGCAAAAATAGTTTTAAAGGAATACTTGTTCTAGATAGATGGCAAATTAATCCCAGCTTTGGTGACTTTGTTACCGAGATTGGTCCTGATTTAGGGAAGCCAAAATATTACCAAGTTGTTTCTGGTAATCAAATAATGGCAGACAGCAGAGTTCATTACTCCAGAATTATTCGCTTCGACGGTATTGAGTTGCCGTATTACCAGAAGATGGCAGAAAATATGTGGGGTCTTTCAGTTGTGGAAAGAATGTGGGATCGCTTACTCGCATTTGATTCCGCTACAACTGGAGCAGCCCAGATGCTTTATAAAGCTTATCTTAGAGTAATTGGAATAGACGGCTTAAGAGAAGCATTGGCAATGGGAGGAAAAGAAGAGTCTGCCGTTATAAAACAGTTCCAGTATATTGCATTATTGCAGTCAATGGAAGGAATTACCCTCTTAGACACCAAAGATCATTTTGAAACACACCAATATACCTTCAGTGGTGTATCTGACGTTTTAATGCAGTTTGGTCAGCAAATATCAGGAGCTACAAATATTCCTTTGGTTCGTTTGTTTGGCCAGTCTCCTGCAGGATTATCTGCCACTGGAGAATCAGACCTTAGAAATTACTATGACCATATTAATAAGCTCCAGAACTTTCAGATGACAGAACCTATTGTTAAAATATTGAAGGTTATGTTTATGTCAGTTCTGGGAAAGCCAATGCCTATAGATTTTGAATACGAATTTAATTCTTTATGGCAGATGGATGATAAAGAAAAGGCAGATATGGCAACTGCGGTATCAAATACTGTTTCCTCTGCATATGGCTCTGGTATTATAACAAAGAAAATTGCATTAAAGGAATTTAAGCAGCAGAGCAGAATAACTGGAATATTTACCAATATTACAGGCGAAGATATTGAAAATGCAGTTGAAGAGCCCTTGCCTGATCAAAACATTTCTTCTCTTGGAGGAGATGATTCTTTAACATTTGAATCAATGGAACAGGAATTAAATTCTCTTGGCAAAGAAAAAGGTGATTTATCTTCAAGTATTTTATCCAAACTTGAATCCCAATTAAATGAAATTGGCGCAGATAAAGATGTTGCTGCTAAGATGTCAATAAAAGATAAACTGATTAAATTCAAAGATTCATTATTAACTAAAATAATGAAGCCTCTTGGCTTATATTTCATTATCAAAGAAGCTACAAAGCCCAAGGAAGACTTAGAGCATGAGATTGAAAAGATATTGGGGCATCAACATAAACCAATAACCGTTGGCTCTGCAATGGATAAAAAGAAAGTCAAAGATGCCATTTTAACTGAGATTCGTTCAATTCGCGACTCCTTTGAAGAGAGTAAACATCCAAGAGTAAAGAATGGCCCTAATGCCGGTGAGTTTGCTAAAAAAGGAGCAACGTCAGGAACTGCATCTGCACCAGCAGCAACGAAGGCTACTCAAACCTTTAAGCCTTTGGGGAATAAAGTCCCGGAGCATATTTCTAAACTGAAAATTCCTCCTGCATGGACAAATGTCATATATAATCCTGACCCCAAAGGGTCATTAATGGTTGTTGGTCTTGATAGTAAAGGTAGAAGACAATCCATATATAGCGAAAAGCATACTTCCGATAAAGCAAAGGCAAAGTTTGCTCGTATCCAAGAATTGAATAAAAAGATGGATAGAATCTTTAAAGAAGTTGATGCAAAGATGCAAAAATCGGAAACATATAATGAAGCATTATTAACCAAGTTAATAATGGCAACAGGTATTCGCCCTGGTTCTAATGTAGAAACGCAAGGCAAGGTAAAAGCTTATGGAGCAACAACATTAGAAGGCAGGCATGTTGTTGTAGATAATGGGACAGTTGCGTTATCTTTTATTGGCAAAAAGGGTGTTCCGAATCATATCCCAATAGAAGATAAGGCAATGGCTTCAACTCTTTTAAAGCTGAAAAAGAAAGCTGGAGACACAGGAAGATTATTTAATACCGATTACGAAAAGCTTCTTTCTTTCTCGCATTCTCTTGATGGCGGTAAGTTTAAAACAAAAGACTTTCGGACCTGGGTAGGGACAACAACCGCCATGAAAGTAGTTAATGAAATGGAAGCACCAATAAATGAAAAGGAATATAAAAAGAAAGTAAAAGAGGTTGCAAAGCAGGTATCTGCCAAACTAGGCAATACTCCTACAGTAGCGTT